GCAGCACCACTATTCATTGTTAATATCGCATCTAATATATTATTTAAATCTCCACGGACATTGGCTCCTGTAGAATTTTCTACATCATAATCTGCATTACTAGGGCTGGTATTAGGTACTTGAGACATCGCTTAGTCCATTTTTTATTTAAGTATATCTTAATTCAATACTAACTACCACGCCCAAATCCAGTTGCAGCATATTTGAAATTTCTATTAACAAAAGTTTCATTTCCAGATGTATCTCTATTTTTTACATTAATAGTGAAACCTGTTGATGTAATACTTGGAATCGTAAAGAAATCTCCAGCTTGGGCATTTTCAATAGTGATACCAACAGAAGGTAATACACTATCTGCTGAAACATCTGTACTAGCTTGACCTGTAAAGAAACTATTAGTAAAAGTAACAGACTTTGTAGACGTTCCAGATGCAATTAAACCTCCAGTAGCTCCTGCATTACCAAGACTTGTTTCAGTTCTACTTTCAAGTTGTGCATTGTAACCTAGTTGATCTATTTCAATAGATTGTGCTGGATCGTCTGAATCCATTTCACATCTAAACCGAAATCCTCTGCCAATAAATGTTCCATTAACAAAAGTACTGAATTTAGTAAATCCTGCCCCAAGAGTACAGTTACTACTTGATATTGTTGCACTGGATGATGCTGTGACGGTAAATGTACTGTCAGTTGGCACTGATTGAACCTCAAAATACCCATCAGTTGCACCACCACTTGTAAAATCAATATCTACAAACGTACCAACAGCAAACCCGTGGCTAGTTTTTGTTACTGTTATTGTTGTTCCAGATTGTGTATAAGTAGCTGAATCAGATGTAGCTGGATCGCTGTCAGTTGTTGCTACCAACAGTTTTGCGTTGACATCAAAAGCAGTAGCACCATCAAAGTCTTTCCAAGTATCTATATTTGCAGTTCGTTTATCTACTAAATCATTAGGATAAAAACCTTGACTTACAAGATGTCTCGTCAATCTCAATGGTTGTTTACCACCTAGATCCAGCTTGGAAGCAAAATCATAATGACCACCTGTAATATCAACAGCACCAAGAAAGTCAAAGTCGGCAATAGCATCAAAATCAGTTACACCATCTAATAATTCAAGAGATCCAAGAACAAGTCCGTTGACATCATCACTAAAGAAACAATCTACTTTTTCGCCAGCGAAAGGAGTTGCATCAGTATCTTCTCTATCTGTAAATACAGTTAATTTAGGAAATGGATCTGGAGTGTTAACTATAACTGAAGTTTCTCCAGGGCTTAATCTGCCGCCATCATCTCTAAACTTAAGAATATACTCTCCATTAACTGCTGGCACAAGCGTTTCGCTAACCGATCCTGGCAATGCAGGGATAGCGTCAGTGGAGTTTGTAAATGTAGCCGTTCCATCGCTGATATTACTGTGTCTAACAACTACGTTTCCACCATGCGTTACATCAATATCTGTAGCTTTATCAAAACGTAATCTAATAAACTGATCTGATACAGGTTCGACAACTAGATTAGAAACATTTTGTGGTAATGCAGTTTTTCCTTTTGCTTCAAATGTAATATTCGTTGATCTAGATGATATTACATTTTGAACATTGTATGACAATACTTGGATCGTATAGGTTCCCTTTCTGCTATTTACTATTTCAAAATCAGGTCTTGCTACTCTTTCACTAATAAAGTTGTCATTCTCAAATCTATAGTTAACCTGATATTCAGTAACACCAACTATCGGTTGCCAGCTAATAATGATCTTCGATACAGCTTGATTATTAATAGGAAATATTCTTTCAACAGCAGTCAAACCTGTAGGTGGCTCTGCTGGTTCGTTTAGTTTGGAAACAACTCTAGCTGGTAATGCTTCGCCATCTTCAATAAAAGCATATTTACCTTCTACATAAGATAAAGCTGTAATTGCATAATTTATTCCATCTTGTTCTTCTACTGTTATTACTCTAAATAATTGAGATTGAGTAGTAACGTTAGATATAAGAAAAGGTGTATTTGCATTTGGAACGGAACTAAAAGTAGATTGAGTAGTCTGAGTTCCATCAGTATTATTTTTTACAACGCTGTCAACAGTAATAGTTGCTCCTGATACAGCAGAAATATCTCCTACTTCCATTGTTCCATCAGGCATAATAATAGATATTTTTGCATCTCCAACAGGATTACCGCTTGCATCTACAGCAAGATCTGTTGCAGAAGTATCGTCAACAGTAACAACAGTTGTAGAAGCAGTACTTTTTAATCTTCCACCTCTTCTTACTCCTGCTCTTACTGGATCTTGAATCTCAATAATTGCACCTGGTCTTACTACCGCACCAGATTCAATAGAAGTTGCAAATGCAACAACCTCCGATTCGTTTTCTTCAGCAAATAATATTGCTTTACCTAGTCTTTTGGCTTGACCTCTTGAAGTGCAGGCAAATGCTTTTACTTGTTTTATAACAGTGCCTAATTTTGCTCTTCTTGCTACATCCGCAGCACTATCACTATCTCCAACCACTTCAAAATCAATTTCTTGACTATCCATGTTGAAATATGAAACAGATACAACACTATGTCTTGTTTTTAAACTGCTACCAGAATACGAAAAACCCTCTTCAGTAACGTTAGATAAATTAAATAAATAACTAGGATCTGTAGGCTTATCTTGTGTAATTGTTATTGAACCAGCAGACCATATTGGCATACATCTCATTACACCTGATAAATCATTTATTAACTGGAACGCTTCTTTTGGACTTTGAATATTTACATTACAGCTAAATCTAGGCTCAGATGCTCCTTGTCCATCATCAACAAGAGTACTTGCAAACTTACTAGCATTTACAAAACTAAAAAGATCAAGTGAAGCATCTGTTATGTGATCTCCAAATCCATATCTGCTTGTAGTTAAAATATCAAGCAACACCATCGCAGGATCAGAACACCAAGTTGCTGCTCCCATTACTCCGTTAAATATATAGCCATCTGGATAATGAATAAAACCAAAACTACTTACAGTTCCAAGTCCTAAGGAATCTGCAACTGTTTGATCCGTCACAACAGTTGGAGTACCAGAACTAGATGCACCTGCTCCTGGAATCCTTACTTTTATTCCTCTAATTCTAAATTTTCTATCAGGAATCGAACTAAATTGCATTGAATCCAAACGTAATGCAGTATAAGCACTGTTGTTATAAGTACGAGATTCTTCAATTATTTCGCTAAAACTTGTCCACTGAAAACTATCTTGAACGCTAGTGCTCGTAGCATCATCTGTAACTCTGCTTACTCTAATATCTACTGGAAATGCTCCAGTTAACTGAACTCCGTAATCTCTTTGATACGCATCCCCACTTCTACCCGTAATTGTGTCAAATGTTTCTCCATTACTTCCTATGGCTAAATCAGTAAAACCCCCAGAATTATATTGAACAGCTATCTTTAGCTGAACAGAAGTACCTAATAAGTCTCCTTCATCAGTTGCTCTCTGTAGTTGAGGAAAAGTAATTGTTACCCTTACCTTATCAACATTTGTATTAGTAATCTGTCTAGTTACTGGAATAGCTTTTGTTACTTCAACACCAACACTTTTTGTGGATACACTGCTATCTATATTTGGTATAGCAGTTTGACTATCCGTACCAAATCTAGGAGTAAAGGTTACATTTTGAAAATTTCTATCTACATCTTGAATATCAGTAGAATCTGCTGAAGCTCTTATAACAGGAGTATCGTTTAAAAATACATCTTTAAGTGCAGCATTATTGTAGGCATCTGTACCTTTTGTTCTACCCTCTTTAGATGCAGTAGCAAAACCTTCTATTTCTCCTTCCGATATTAAATCTAAAAAAGTAGCATACTGTCTACTGTGAAGATTATCAGGATCTCTAGTAGGTTTTGGAGGTGGATTGTTTCCACCTTTAGAACCTCTAATAATACGTTTAATATCTGTCATGCTTGCACCTGCTCAGTATCTACAGAAGCACTGATTACAACTGATCCAGTGAAGATCTCTCCGTAAACTATCGGTACTGGTGTGCCAGCCCTGTTTGTTTGTTGGATGCCATTAAAACTAAATGATAATCTAGGATCTTGTTCTGAATCAAAATCATCGAATTTTGGTAATGGAAATAACATCTCACTAACACCTGATAAAACTAAAGCACCTCCAACACCTGCCAATGCTTTTGAAAGCATACCTACTTGCCCTAATTTATGAATACCGAATACTGGCCCTTTTCCAAACAAGATTCCCAAACCCGTTCCAGAACCAGCAAACGGAATAAAAGCTAATCCAATCAAAGCAGCACCTAGTAATATTCTTCCAAAACCTCTTCCAGCACCAGTGATAACAGGAGTAAAATGAATATCCTCTTTACCGATAGGATGATGAATTTCTGATTCATCTATCGCATAATTACCAACTTTTACTTGATAATATTTAGGGTTCATAAATTTATCTATTCCTTCAAAATTATTTACTAAAAAACTAACTGCATGAGCCAAAGTATCAGCCTTTACCTCAAACTCTTTATGTCCTACAAATTCGGCAAGCTCTCCATATAATTTTATTTTACGAAGCATAACGATACCTCTTTCCTGTACATTTTAACAACCACGGAGAATATGGTTCTCTACAAGATAGTCTATCGGTTAAATGATGTAATACCTCATCTCCAAGAAAAATAGCTACATGATTTAAAGTTGAATCTAAAATACTCATCAACAAAACATCTCCAGATTCTAATTTTTCATCTGGTCTAAGTTCTCTAAATCCTGTTCTCCAAGCATAACTTTCAAATAAAGGATCTTTCATAAACTCTTCTGGAGTGATAGGTCTTTCATAATCTTTTAACTCTATACCTCGTTCCTGTTTGTAATAATCTCTTACTAAACTCCAGCAATCCGTAATACCCCATACCCATTGACGGCCCAATAAAGGTGCTTCATAACCCTGTGGTTCGTAGTATCCCCATTTTTTTGTTTTAGGATTAACAATATACCAGGGAAGTTTACTTTGCTCACACGCAACCATATCTGCCTGACTTGCGACAGGCGGTGTTGTTGGATGACTATGAACAACAGCAGTAACTTCTCCTACATTAGTAGCCTTTACATAATCTTCTGGATCTAAAATAAAACATTGATGTGCTGTCATTGAAAGATTACGGCAAGGATAGTATCTTTCTTTACCTCTTACATTCAACAAAAGACCAACAGATTCTTTTGGATCTTCCGTTTCAGCATGATTAAGTGCAGCTTCTTTCCAGTTCATCCTATAGCTATACCAATAGAGGGGAACTCTGATCTAGTGCATTGTCTACCAGCACGAATACCAGCAAGATCAAATACAGATGCTAATTCAAATTGAACTACCTCTCTATTTTCTGCTGACTTTCTATCTATTTTATATATTTCTTGTGGGAACTCTGCTGTAGGATCTGGTGTTCCATAGGGATTAACATTACTAGGAAAATTAACAGCATCAACAAATCTTGCAAGAGTTCTTATTCGAGTTACAGTTGCACCTGTTAAATCGTTACCAACGCTTGCTTCATTTACTGATAATAAAATAGACGTAATTGTTCCTAATGCGTTTGATACTGTAAGAGTTGGTCGAGGTAACATTCCTTTCTGAAAAGCAAACCCTTCAGCTTTTACAGGAAATCTTTGATAATTATTACCAGCCCAGACTATTTCTCCATTATCTTTCAAAGAAGAACCAGCATGAAATCTATATACAGTGGTAACTTCATTCGGATTTCCTGTGGCATAATTCAACCCTTCTTTCAAAGTAAGTACAAATAGTTCAATTATTGCTGATGGATTTATATTCTGAAGATTGCTAACAATAGCAGAACTGCTCATGGTTCAAACACCTCTCTAAATGTTGCTTGAATTGTTGCTCTATTGTTATATGGTATAGATTTATTCCAGTTCTCGCAAACATATTGACCAGCACCAGATAAAGTAATCGAAACATTGCCACTATTGGTAGCACTGGCAGCAGCAGTGACAGTAAAGACATTTGAATCAGTAACCGAAGCAACAAGAAAAGTACCATCAGTTGCAGATCCAGTTGTGTAATCAATAGTAAGTTCATCTCCTACGGCTACACCATGACTTGTAATTGTAATTGTTACTGTAGTACCTGATTGAGAGTAAGTTCCTGTCTTTGTAAAACCTTCTCCTGGTGGAGTAAAAGTAAAGCTGGCACTATCATTTGCTCTACTATCAAGAAATCCTTCTATAGTATCCGCATCTGTTTCTGATACGTTGAAGGTAAAGTTATAAACTTTTGGATTTTGATGAGCAGCGAGTCCAAATAATATCCTATGTTCGTAGCCATCAGCAAAACGAACTATTCTAGTATTTGGTGCGGAGCTTTTCTGCTGTCCGTATGTTGGTGTGATTGATGGAAAAGTAGCCATTATGCAAGTAAACCTCCAGGTCTTTTCTGCTTAATTAATTCTGTCTCTATAGCTGCTGATAGTGCAAGCCCTAATGCTCTACCTTCTCCTTCATCTCCTTCTACGTTAGAACCAGAAGCATCTACATTAACAACAACACTTGTAGATCCTCCACCTAATTGATGATTTGGTGTAATCATTCCAGAAGATCCAGGAGTAAACAGTTCTGGCCCACGTTCTCCAACTATGTAACTTCTACCTCTGCTAACTGGCCCACCCTCTGCCCTGAAAAATCCACCAATCCCAGGAAGTCCACCAAGAAAAGCATTTACACCAAATCTAATAAGTGATCTTTGTATTTCTGTAAATACACTACGAGCAACATCTCCTAATGTTCTTGTACCTTCTATAGCTCCTTCAATAGCACTTACAATTCCATTTTCAATACTAGAAGCAATATTATTGTAGAGATCTAATGTTATTTGTAATGAGAAGTTTTCTTCTTTTAATTTATCATTCACTTCTAATTGTCTTCTTGCTTTAGTTAACAAGTCATTTAATGCTTTATCGTCAAGATGACTATTATTTTCTTTAATAACAGCTATAGCAGATTCAATCCCAAAAGAACTTTGTAAAGCATCTTGTTTTTTTCGTAAATTACCTTCTTCAGCCTCTAAAACTTGTAATACTTTATCAGCATCTCCTCCACCAATACCCAAATTACTATCAATACCTGACCTTTTGAGTAATGAATCTAAACTTCCTGATAATGTTTGAAGTTGTTCATCACTTCTTCCTCCAAATTTAAAACCTCCAGGACCTACGTCAGTATCCACAACACCCAAAGGAGTTTGTTGTTTTAATGTTCCAGATAACAAACCTAAACCAAATTCTTTTGCACTTCGAGGATTATCTTTTATAAATTGTTGAAACGCTTTAGGATCTCCTTTTTCTAATGCTCTTAATTGATTACTAATTCTTGATTCTAAAACTTGCCTTCCAACAACATTATTTATAAGATCAACAACTTTTGCTAATGGTCCTGCTGCTAATATTTGAAATTGTGTTGTTAATATACCAAACTGTCTTGATAATTCTTCCATTTCTGTACTGAATTTTTGAACATCTTTTACAGCAACTGCTCCTAACGAATTACCTAAATCTCTAGTAACAAGTTCATTTAATTCTGCTTGTCTTCCTTGTCTTTTTAATGCTTCTGCTTGTTTTTGTATTGCTTTACTACTGAACAGATTACGATCTGTCATCATTTTTAAAGCACCTTCAGTAGTATCTAATGCTTTACCAAATTCTTTTAGACCTTGTATCATCCTATCCAAAGAAGATCCAACAGCTGTACCAACAAGAGACAATGCAAATCCAAATTGACCACCTAATAAACCACCTGCACCACCACCAGCAGCACCACCAGCAGCAGCCCCCAAACCTTGCCCAAATAACAATGGGAAAGCACCACCAATTAAAGCATTTGAAGTTGCTTGACCTCTTCTTGCTCTAGCTGTACGACTACGACCTGTTAATCCTTGTCTAATTCTATTGAAAGGATTATCTAAAATACGTTGTCTTCTTCTTCTACTTGATTGGGAAAGCATTATTTCATTACTTTTTTCAAGTTTGGTTTGTTTTTCAATATTCCTAGTTATTAATTCTTCAAAAGTTAAATCTTTACGTTTATTTTTTAAACTTCTTATTTCCATTTGTCCTAATTTTGATTGCAATTCAAATTGTTCTCTCTGAATTTGCAAACTTCTTCCTTCTATATTGACGCTTTGACCAAATAAACTTTGACCTGGTTCTATTGAAGATCTTTGAGGTAATGGTGATCTAGGTGGGAGTGGGGAAGAAAGAAAAACATCAGATCTAGGTGGTAATGGAGAGCGTAAATTAGCGGGAACAGCCTCTCCAGGCCCTATTGGTCTGCTATGTGGGGAGTTTTTATTTGCACCTCTCATTAATTTTCTTCTTCTACGCTCTATAGAACTTGCGACAGGATCTCTACCAACACCTGTTCCTGGCAAATTCATAGGTCCTGTGCCTCTTAGCCTTTGTAAAAGCAAATCACGTTGTCGATATTCTTTATTTAAATCTTTTTCTGCTCTTATTAACTGTCTTGCAGCTTTTTCTTGTAACTTTGTTCCAGAAGCAACAGCATTGAAATTTGTTTTTGCATCTGCTAATACTTTATTTAAATTCTCAAAACTTCTTACTAATAAACCTTGTTGTTTTGAAGCGGTTTTTAATTGATGCTCTAAAGATTTTATTTGATTAGTTGTATTCCCAACAGTTTTATTAAAATCAGTAAGTTTCTTAGCACCTTTTAAAGCAACAGCAATATCTACGTTATAATTAGCCACTTGCTATAAAAATTAAAACATTTTCTCTATATTACCTCTTTTTACCTCTTAAAGCATTAGATTTTTGTGCTTGTTCTCTTTGTTTTTCATATTCTTCACTTTCTAATTCTGCATAAGCTATCCAACCAATTAATTCTTCTGCTGTAAGTTCTTTACACAATTCATTAACAGTTTTACCTAATTCTTTTGCTAAAGAAAATATAAATCTCCAATCTTTATTAGCTTTTCAAATCAGCCTTCGCTGTTGCAACCTCCTTATTTATTCCTGCTTCAATCATTGCCAATTGTATTTCTTGTAGAATATTTGCTTCAATTTCTCTTCTTAAAGAAGCTTTATCTCCATCTTGAAATATTTTATTTCCGTCTTTATCTAAAGCTTTTTCTATCATAAGTTGAAGAGCATAATTATTAGCATCATCAGAACCACTTTTTTTCTGAATAGCCTCTCTTTCTGCAATAGTTAATGGATGCCAATAAATAGAAAGAATAATTTCATCATCCTTTTTTACGTCATGTTTATAAAGTTGAGAAACTCCAAACTTGTTCTTTAAAAGATCAACTGCTCTTGTCATGTTAATATGTAGCTATTATTAGTATACTAAGCGTTTGCGGTAAATTGGCAAGATATTAAGCCCAAAAAGTGTGAAGAGTCATCTAATTCAATAGGAGCAGGGCCAACAACATCTAATACTCTAGGATCACAGCTAAAAGTATCTGTATAATTAGAAGCATTAACAGAAGTAAGTCCATCAATAACAGCTTCTCCTAATGCGGATAATGTTGCTGGACCTTTTCCTCTAGGAACATAGATATTACATTGAATTACACCAGAATAAAAATCTGAAGCTGCACCTTGTGTCTGAGTCGTTGCCTGTGCAAAATCTATTGACATAACAATATATTTTTTAGTTTTTCCAGGAGTCTTATAAACCATATTGTCATAAACCATTTCAACAGTAGCATCTACTGCTGCAACTGCATCTGTTACTGCTTTTTCAAAAGCTGCTCTTGTGTTAACTAAAGTCATAAATCAGTGTAATCAACAAATACTGAACTAGGATCACTAAATGAACCAATTCCACTTCCTGTAAATCTAACATTACTAGATTGACCTCTAACGCCAGTACCAAAAGTCGCAACTCCAATCTTTGGTTTTTTATCGGAAAATATTTCTTTAATTCTTCTTCCTATAATATTTTGTACATAAACAGGAACTTTACTATTGGGAGATGCTAAAGCTCTAGCTGCATATTGAGATCTATTACCAATATAAACTTTAGAAAAAGGTTTAAAAGTATAAGATATTTCATTAATAAATCTTGGTTCTATTTTTTCTTGTGGATTACTTTGTCTACCATCTCTTCTCGGTCTAATATTACTCCAAGGAGCAATGGTCTCTCTAGCCTGATCAGGTCTAGGTCTTTGTGTCCCAGCAGTCCAACTTGAAGCAAAAAATCCAGTATCAACAGGACTATAAGTTTTGGTTGATAAATCTGTTAGTGCTGCTCTAATAAAACTATTAAAATCTTGTTGTAAATTTCCAGTAAGATCTTTTTCTATGTTATCAATAGCTCTACCTTTAGCCATCAAAACCTCACTAATAAAGTAAACAGATAAGTCTGTCCACCCTGTCTTGTATCTATATTAACTATCTGTCCTACTCTTGTAGATCCAGCATAAGTTAATGTAACTTCATCTTGAAAATCAGGTTGATTATCTCCAATCAAATCAGGAGTAATATAAACTTTTGCTTCTCTTCTTTCTCTACCATCATCTTCAGTAGATTGAACAAACTCAACAGGAGCATTAATACTGTAAGTCGTATCACTTGTGGTATATGCACCTGTAGCTGTGTTATAACTTCCAGATGCTTTTTTTGTATAAACAATAGAAGAATCTAAAGAAGCTCCCAAGTCAGCTACAACCTGTTTAGCTACATTTTTTAATAATGAATCTAATTGACCTGCCATTATCCTCTCACCACTCTAAGTTGAAAACTACCTGCTCCACCAAGAACATAAGCTCCTAAATAACTTTGTAACCAAGGATAAACATCAAAAACATTGTTAACAGAACCAGTTCCCTGACTTTTAGTATTGTATTTAACTTGAATATCTCCTAGTTTTACCTCTTCAAAGTTACCATCAGTTCCACTACTACCAATGATTGCATCAGTATCATTTGCTAAAGCAAAAGCCAACTCAAACTGTGCATATTTAATATTCTGAGGAATCAAAGTACAAGCTAATTCAACTCCATCAACTTGATAATTAGTTCGAGGAAATTTTAACGCTTGGTCATCATCACATCTATCTCCATAATAAACCAAGGTATCAATCCATCTTGTAGCAGATATTAGTGCTCGATTCTTTTTATCATCCTGTTTATTATCCCATTGCGTAGAACTAGGGACAGTTTCAAAGTATGCGTCTGCTTCAGCTAATGTGACATAGCTATTAGCATTTGCTCCTTTTATTGTTGCGTCTATAGTAGCTGCCACGATTGTTTAGTAATTTATTTGTATTGTAGCGTAAAGAAAAAACCCCACCAATATTTTGATGAGGTTTGATGACCACAATTTAATCTTATCTATTAAAGAGTTGTATTATCAAGTGGTGTGTTAACTGTTAACTGAACAATAGGAATTAAGTCTGCATCATATGTTAATGCCCACTTAGCTTGTGCTCCTAAGTTTGAGTTTGTTGGGTTATCAGAAGCATCATTCCACTTAGTACCCATGATGTGATAAGTACTGTGATAATCAACTGAGATAACATCCTGCTTAGAAAGTACGTTTCTTTCTGCTTCAATAGCCAAGTCTTGCTGAACACCCTCAAGGATTGTTCCAGACTTGATTAAGTAGCAGTAGAACTCCTTAAT